TGTATTAGTAGTTTTATTAAAGGTTAAGTCACTATCACCCTCAAATGCTCCACTATCATTAAATTGAACTTGCGTATCTGAGCCTCCAGGAGTCCCACTTCCTCCACCACCTCCTGTTATTACGTTGGTTAGGTCGGATGGTATTACAAATAATTTAGCACCTTCAATAATTGGAAAATCAGGTGTAATAGAATTTATATCTATTGAGCTTGAGCCACTTGCTGTATCACCATTAACTGTAACAACTAATCCATTAACATCTAAAGGATGCCTTAAAAAAAGTTTTTGATTATTATAAACTTTAGCCGAAGTTGTACCACTAAAGTTAATCTTAGCTATTGATGTTCCTGAGGTTATATCTGTATTAGTTTCTGCTATATAATTAGCATTATCAAAATCCCTAATACTTTCTTCAATTATATTTATTTTATTTTCATTACCCTCTGACATTGGTCTAAAGGCTGATGTATCAATAGGATCAGGAACACTAATTGTATAATTTACATTATCTACTTTAAACCATTCACCACTCATTGTTTCGCTTTGAGCTTTAAACGTACCCCCTAAAAATGAGTAGTAATTATAGTTTGAATTACCATTAATAGAGTATTTAATAAGTTTAATTGGTGATATATCAGGGCTAAATATATCTGCTTGTAATATTTCCAATGGCTCTATTTGTAGTTCTAAAAACTCATTACATAATAATTGTGTTGGATTAAGAAAACCTCCACTATTACCCCTTCTAAATCCTGATGTAACTGATTCAGGTGTAGTACCATTTAAATATTGTATGCAATTTACATTAACTGATTCATCTCCCGATTGACCTATAAGCATATCTCCTAACTGAAAATCCTCTTCAGCAGTAATAGTATTCTGATTGGCTACAAATTTTAAACCCTCGCCTTCATCAGTTAGAGCTAAAGAGCCTTCTGTATCATTAATATTTGATAATATTGATGTTTGATATTTGTCCTCCCTTATAGCTCTAATAGCTTCAGATGAAATATATGGACTTGTAGAACCTGGCCAATTTAATCCACCATTTGTGTTGATTGGACCACTCACTCCACCTGCATAAGTACCATTATCCCACTTGTAATAATAAATATTTCTGTCACCTGTTAGTTTAATATGAACTTGACCTGTAATTGGTGGTAAATCAGCTTGAACATTAATACTACCCCAAGTCTCAGCTATTCTTCTTCTTGCTGACACAGGAAATATGTTAGGCCATTCAACCCACATATCACAAGGACCATTACTATTACTAGAATTAATTTGTTGAGGATAATTTGAATCAGACCCTAACACTTGTTGTACTCCTTGTGGATAACCTATTATGTATTTATTCAAAGGCTCAGAAGTAACCCATTGATACCTATTACTTGTTGTTGAATGTGTTAAATAATAAGTTGATGTTCCATCACTAATCTTAACTTGCCAATAAAATGTGCTATAAAAGTACATACCTTGTAATGATGGGTCTGTTTGTGATAATGTTGACAGACTATCTATTACAGATGATTCTGATAAAACCTCTTTATTATATAAATTAAGATTTACGTTTAAATGTGCTGAATCTGGAGCTGATGGGTCGTTTTGCATATCACCTACAAAAGTGTAAGATGAATAGTCTCCTGGAAATATTAGTATTTGTGCAGACCCAAAAGAATAGTTAGCTGTAACACTGTTGTAAGGCGGCTCGTAGGTAGATGAACCTCCTCCCATAACAATACCTCTGTTAGCATTTGTTGTTCCATCAATAATTAATAAATTATCCTCTACCTCTACTGATGGAGTATCGGATTCATCCCCTTTATCGTATTTGTAAAACCTTAAATCTCCTGATGTATTACCTTTGTAATTATTAGGTTGAATAAAGTTATATCTTCCATCTGATAAAACTCCAATGGTATTAAATGTTTTAAGTGATTCTTTTAATACTTTAGATTTATAATATCTGTTTGGCCATTTTTCAGGCTCTGTTCTAAATGGTACTTTTGAAATTCTATATAATGAAAATGGATCATCTGATTGATATGTGTCCCCATCTCTCCACCAATCTACTGATGTATATATCCAATCTTGATTATCTCTAGCAGGAGCATTATTATTAACTCCTGAATCTGCTGTTACATTATATATACCTGAATCGTCTCCAAAATCTTTAATATGTTCTATTATAGGATTAGCAGTTGATGTTTCTGCTGTTGTTAATGAGGATTCAGGTTGCTTTCCATAAGTACCAATTGAATCAGTGGCTGTAATAGATGATTGATATGGAAATGGAAAATTCTGAAATTGCGAGAATGATGGTTGAACCCATCCAAACCACCAAATACCTGCATCGCTTATGGCATTTTTATATACCCTAACAAAGTATCTTCTATCACCTTTACTAAATACATCATACATAAAATCTTCATCAGTAGAGTTTTGTATGTTACAATTAATAATACACTCTGATGTAATATATTGTCTATCTCTAGTACCTCCTTCACCAGTCCATCTAACTTCAAATCCCTCTCCGTGCAAATCAATTACGCTACTACTTCCTGCCCAATCTTTTCTCCATATCTCAACATACCAAGTTGTACCTGCTTGACCTGAAATTTCAGCGTGTCTATACTTTCCGTAAGCCATAATACCTTTTTATCTTCTTTGTTTTCTTCTATTAGCTCTATCGAATACAATCAATAAATCATCACCCGATATTCTTACATCAGGTATAGCCGAACCACCACCTAAAGCGTGGTTAGGTATAATTGTTCCTTTTTGTGAAGGTACGAATAATTCTGGTCCCCTTTCCCCAACGAGACTGACTTTACCTAAAGGCGGTTGACCTCCGTTGGCGAAACTACCACCCATCATACCAAGCATTGTTTGTTTAAATCCTGACATTCCTTGACCTGCAAAAGCACCTCCCGCAGGAGCAACTCCTAAAGCACTAAATATTGCTGTCATTATAAGGGCTTGAATAACCATCTTTGCCATAGCTTTAAGTAAATCAACAAACAAGTTACCTAAGTTTTTTAAACTTAATTCTCCTGATACTGCCATTTGAGCAAACGCATCAGAAAATGCAAATCCTACATCTAAAGCAAATCCAGTTAGTGTGTCTTTTACAGCTTGAGTCTTAGCATCAAAATTGTCAACCATTTGTTGCATAGCATCTGTAGTGTTAATCAAAGTTCCTTGAACTACATTTGATATAGCTGTTGGTGCTATAGCACCTAGGGTTGGAACTGCTTTTGCACTATCTACAGCCTTTTCTTGCTTAAATTTTTCTTGTCTATCTAATTCTTTATTAATTTCTTCAAGTGCTTCTGCTTCTGCCTCTAAAGCTTGATGACTCTTCCAAGTTGAAAGCATAAAGCCTTTTTGACTCATTATAGCTTTTTTCCTTGCGTCCTCTTGTGCTTTGAGCCTCGCCTCATCTCCTAATGTATCTGCAAATGATGCAATAGATGCGAATATCGCTGAACCTGCAATAACTTCAATACCTAGGGCAGCAAATGCTGCTCCTACAGCAGTAACTGCCGCTGATACTACTGCCAATCCTGTTGTTAATAATGGTATAAGTGCTACCATAGCACCTAGAGCTATTAAAACTGGTCCTGCTGCTAGAGCAATACCACCTATTGTTATAATTAATTTTTGAGTATCTCTGTCTAATTTTCCAAATTCACCAAATAATTTTGTAACAACTTCTATCATAGGCATCAACATTTCTGATAATACCTCCCCTAATTCTAACTTAAACCCTTCAAATGCACTCTCTAACTTTTTAACCTTAGCAAAGGTAGTTTGACCCATAAGGTCAGCCATTTCCTTTAACTTAGTAGTGTTAGTCTCATAAGCACTTGATAACTCATTTACCTTTTCTAAGTTATCTGTTAATACAAGTAATTGGTTGGCTGCCGTAGTACCAACTAATTCTTGCGCTCTATTAAGATCCATTTCACCTTCAGCAGCTTCCTCTAATACACTAGAAAACTTTGTACCAGTTTCATTTAACTTCATAAATATTTTACGAAGTCCTGTACCTGCTTTAGATGCCTTAATACCATTATCCATTAAGACACCCATCATCGCAGATAATTCTTCTATGTTAACTCCTACTGCGTGAGCTGATGCACCTGCGTGACCAAAGGCTGTTGCAAATGTATTTAATTGAATTGATGAATCTGAAGCTGCTGAGGCTAGTGTGTTTGATATACGAGCTGCATCTTCTGCCTCTAAATTAAAAGCGTTTATTGATGCTGAAACAACTTCTGCTGATAAAGATAAATCTTCTCCAGTAGCTAAGGCAAGGTCTAATATAGACTCAGTCATACCTTGTATCGCATCAGGCTTAAAACCTTTACGACCTAATATTAATTGTAAGTCGGCTACTTGAGATGCTGTAAATTGAGTAGTAGAACCTAATCTCTTAGCTTCTTTTGTAAGCATTTTAAACTCTTCGGTAGTAGCACCAGTTACAGCGTTAACCTTCATCATAGCGTTCTCAAAATTAGAGAACGTATCGAAGGCTTGTTTACCCATAGCAGCTAAAGGTGCTGTAACACCAAAAGTCAGCATAGAGCCGACACGAGCTGCATTAGAAGCAAAACCTGCTATTGATTTATTTGCTTTACCAAGACTTGCTTCTAAGCCTTTGATATTAGCAGCTACAATTATCGATATAGTTTTTACTCCACCCATTTTAAACTTTGATTTTTTTAGGTTCTGTTAGTTTGTATCTCTTTAAAACCTCTTCGATTTGCTCTTTACTAGCAACATCTTTTTTAATTTTAACTTTGCTGTCCCAAGGGAAAGGCATTAATTCTTTTGGTTTAAGTCGATGTTTCGAGTGAGGTACTATACAACTGTGTACTATCATTCTAGTTTGTTCCCAATTATTTTGAGATAATTGTTCGTTGTATTTTTTGAATCCTCTTATTTTGTTGTCTAAGGAACGTGGGGTCAAATCATATAACTCTGCATCACTTAACCCCAACATTCCCAATCCAACTTCTTCTAACTTATCCCAATCTACTTCACCTGTCTCTTCATCAATAATTTCCTCTCCCTCTGCTACTTTCCCTTTTTCTGAGGTTGGTCTAATTGGAACGCTTCAAAGATTTCATTTATCTTACCGAAATCTTCATTGTCTATCCATTGTTCAATATCTCGAACTTTGTACTTAAACTCTTCTCCGTTCTTCTTAGCACCATATTTTAGACCATAGTAAGCGATAATACCAACGTGGTCTATCTCTGTTCCTAGTTGATCCATTTCATTTAACTTTAAGTTACAATCGTTACAGATGTCTTTTAAAGCTAAATAACTAAATCTAATCGGTCTTCTTTGACCGCCTATTTCTACCTTTTTCATTGTTTTAATTTAATTTAAATTGATTTATAAAACTTTCTTTAGTGATATTGAACTTAGCCAAATTGTAGTCGCACCTGAAGACCTTTTAATTTCTAAATTATCTTGACCTGGCTTTAATAAAACTGTATGTGTACCTACACTTGATGGTATTCGCATATCTATTTCAGGGTTAGCTTCCCATCCATCGTGAACAGCTAAACCACCTTGCGTACTTGTGTGTACAGTATAAGTTAATGAAAAGAAGTCGCCAGGTGTTGAATATAAACCTAAATCTTTAGTTATATATGCTATAGCACCTGTTGTAATAATTTTACCATAACCATCTTCAACTACAGTAGAACCACCCGAATAAGTCCAATAATTAGGGTCATCAAACCCTGTATCACCAATTAACTCAGGACCAAGTCCATTAGGATAAACATTACCTGTACCTGTGAAAGTAGCCGAACAAGTTAAATTATCTTCTACTCCTGCGTCAAAGCTTACCGATGATACAAGTGCGTTTCCTTGCCAATGAGTAATATCGGTAGGGTCTTGATAATCGGTTGCTTCAGGTGAAAGCTCTATTTGCCAAGATGAGGTGAATATAGAGTCTGAGCTTTGAGTATCTGCTAAACCAGGATATAATCTAAACTGAACAACAGCATCACCTTGGTCAATTTCTACAGTAGGAAACTCTAAAGCTACTCTACACCAAGTTGAATCTAAGTTTGTTATTTTATAATAACCACCTCCTATAGATATAATCTCTTCACTTCCATTACCGCTTATTATTCTAGGTGTATAAAATGATGAATTTATATTTAACACATAAAAAGAGGCTATGTCTGAAGTGCTTTCTTTAACATAAAAAGACCAAGTAAGTTTTTTACCCTCCAATCTTGCAGCATCAATATGATACTCTAACCTATCTTGTGATGCAGTAGTTGCCTCTATAAGAGACGCAGTAGTGCCGCCAAATGGGTCTGCCTGTAAATTAGCTTGTGATAAATCATTAGATTCAGTAAACTCATCAACCCCACTTTGAGTAAGGTTAGTGCGTAAAATGTTTCTAATTCTATCAGAGAAACTTAAATCGACTAAACTTCTTTGTTTAAGTTTATCGAAGAAATCAGTACCATCTAAAGGTACATCGGGATTTATTGATTGTAATATATCGGTAGATACTTCAAAAGACTTTAAACCACCCAAAGACTCAGACCATCCGTCTGAATCCTTGTTGGTTACATCTCTTAAATCCATATTAGTGCTAAACGAAGCTGATGTACTAAAAGCTACAGGGTCAAATATTGCTGATGAGCCTGGTGTGATTATTTCTATAATAATAGCTCCCTCGTTAATAGTTGCTTGACCATTTTTAATAACTAATGTGGGTACGATACCATTAGAACCATTTTCAAAATCTTGATAAGTATAATCACCTGAAACAGTTTGTGAGCCTATTGCTGTGTAGTCTTTTGCTAAAGATATTGCTGTTAATTGACTATCGATTTTATCTAAAACGCTAGTGGCTGTGTTAACTATAGAATCAGATGTTTCTACATCATCAAAGACAGCACCTGAAGCATCTGTAATGTTATCAATTTTTAAAGTACCAAAAGAATCGCCATCAGCTAGTGTAATAGGATCAACAGTTTTCACATAAATCCTAGTCTTTTGTTTAGCAGGGTCAGTCGTCTTAGCATAAACCAATAAATCCGAAGCGTTTTTAATTGCCATAATTAATGGATTTAAAAGTTAATACTATGCGTTTAATTCTAGTTCTCCAGTTCCTGTTAAAGAGATTGAATAAGTTGCGTTTTCTTCTACACCTGCATCTATAGAGATTGAAGTGATAAGTGCTGTACCATCATAAACCATACCTGAAACACCAAATGTACATTGTACTGCTGCTCCAGCAAATAATGTATCAGTTAATTCAAGTACATCTGCTCCTGTAGCACCTGATACTTCAACGAAAGCATCTCCACTTAATTCCCAAGATTTAAGACCACCTAAGTTTTCTTGCCACCCACCTGAAGATTTTGTTGTAGAATCACGAAGATCCATATTCATAGATATTGAAGCTGAAGTACAATGAGCTACAGCCTCTAATGTACCACCTGTAGGTGTTATACTTAAAACTACGTTTGTTGCGTTTTGAATTGCCATTTTATTTTAATTTTTAATTATTAGACAGTTAAAATTTACGTTTTTGTAGAATTTCTCAGGAGTCTTGAAATAGTCATCGTCTAAATCAAGAAATCTGAATTTCGCTGTGTAGCTTACACTATCTTCAGTATAAGTCACCTCGTACAAGTCTAAGGCTTCTACGGCTGCCTTGGCTTGATTATATGTTGTGTTATAAGTGTCTGCGAAACAAGCGATGCGAATTGATACATCACACGAGTTAAGCGAACCACCTTTAGATAAAAAGTTCGATACGTTAGTTATTTCAAACGTAGAGCAAGGGTAAGATACACCTTGAGGTATTATAACAGGGAAAACCTTGTTATTACCATTAGCTGTCGTAAAAGCAGCCGTTGCTTGTAATCTTGTTACTATTTCTTTTCCTATTACTGCAAACATCTAAAATCCTGCTTGTTTAATCATTTTATCTAATAATCTATCTAAGTCTTTCTCAGCTTGAACGTAAATCTGCGATTCCATCTTTCTAGCTGTAGCCTGAAAAACATCAGGTCTAGGGTCTTGTATAGCATTACCTTTAATTTGCATCGCAGGTAAGTTTCTACTATCTCTCCCTTTAATTCTTATAGGTGTGGTTTTACGAGCAATTGGACCAACAAATAAACCTGGCTCTCTCGATTTACGAGCTGTAATTATACCAATCGTTTTCCAAGTTGGTGTTCTACCACTTAATCTTTTATAATCTGAGTTACTATTAAACTCTCTTTTATAAGCACTTTGAATACCTCTAGCTAATTTATTAGCAGCAGGTCTAAGGGCTTTATTTATGGCTGTACGAGATTGACGAGATGTTTGACCTAGTTTTTTTAAACCTCGTTTCACATCTTCAATACCTTGGACTCGTATCGTTCTATTAGCAGCCATAACTATACTGGTGAAGCTGTTGGTAAATCTTGCTTTACAAAAACTTCAATGAACTCTTTTCTAGGGTCTATAACGAAACCTAATATCTCGTATATATCGCTAGTCTCTACTTCCTCAATAATCCAATTAGCTTTTATACCTTTTGTCTCACTTGAGTATCTTATAGTGTAAACAAATCGACCATAAGATTGTAATTCGTCTCCCTCAAACTTCTCTTCAATGTCTCTAAGGGTTTTAACATTTTTATTTGCCCAAACTGTAGCTTGAACAGAATAAGTGCTTGAAACGCCTCCAAAACCGTCTTGAGTTGAAGATATTGACTTTAACTTAATTCTTTGGTTAAAATCACCTGCCTTTATTTTAGAAATAAAAGCCATATACTATAAATAGCATTTATAAGGTTGTAGTAATATCTCAGAAGCCATTGGAAACGCTCTCTTGCGATCCTCTCTGAAATAATACATATCACTTGCAATTAATTTAATCGCTTGTTTAATCGCATCAGGAATATCACTAGCTGCATCGCCAATACCAGTTTGGAATTGGAAATAATATATTCCGTCAGTTGTTCCGACCAAATCTGATGTATCTATTGCATCAGAAGGTGTGTTAGTCATTATAACCTGACAAGGGTTAGTATTTTGATTTGAGTACCAATTAGTGTTGGCAAACAAAGTGTAAGTATCACCTACAGCAGCTAAATAGTGTAAACCATCGGCAGCATCATCATTTTGTGGATTAAAATTAAACTTACAATCAGGATAATATAAACTAAATTTAGATGGTAAGTCGTTAAACCAAAGTTTGTACTTAGCTGTAATAAAATGTCTATTACAATAGTGTTCAGCCATTTGAGTCGCAGCACTTATATATGTAGCTAACAAAGTGTCTTCATCAGAAGTATCAATTCTAAGTTGAGCCTTTAATTCAGCAGTTGAAACAACTTGAGCATCTTCAACTTCTACTAGCTCTAAATTCCCATATCTGTTTTGACTTGGGTTTAGATAATCGTAGTTGTCAAAGTTATATATATTGTGCAAGTAATCGTGTGGCATCTTATTGTATAGTATTATAAAAGTTAATAAAGGGAAGTCCCGAAGGACTCCCTTTTATAAATATAATTCAGATGTTACGCTGTAAGTGAAGTAGCTTTAACAAATCCTGCACCATCAGAAACACCCCAGTCCATATATTGGTTAAGAACCAATCTAGTCTGACCGTTTACTGCTACAGAATAAGGGTCTACCATAATGTCTAAACCACCGAACATTCCGATGTATAGTTTAGAGAAATCACCGAAGTAGAAGTCACCTGAAACTCCTGCAGATTTAGTACATCCGTTAGTGAAGTAAGCAGGGTAACCATTAATTAAGTTTCCTTGAACACCTGCACTTACAGAAGCTACTTGAGCAGAACGCTTCAATTCAGCCATTAAACCAGGAGAAGCAACATAAGATAAGTTACCTTCTAATCCACCTGCTTCAGCTAAAGCTTGTTCAGCCGATACAAAGTCAGCCATAATAGAAGCGTTTGCCGAGTAAGCTGCCTCAGTAAATGTAGTAGAAGCTGCTGCACCAAGAGATGCAGGTGCACCTGTTACACTTGCTGTAGAGAATATAGCTGCATCCATTTTTTGTCCTACTGCACGACCTAAATCACGAATGATTGCTGCCTCTGCTGCATTTCCGTTTTGCAATAATAATTGCTTAGAGATATTTACATAAGCTGCTAAACGAACTGGATTCAATTCAACTTTTCCGAATTGAGCACCACCATCTGCTGCTGCATCAATCTCACCTTCCCACTCTACTGAAGAAGCTCCAGTTACAGGAATATTAGTGTTAGCTGAAAGACCTGATAAAATGTTTGCACCAACTTTGTCAAACACAGAAGCCTCACGCATAGCATCAGCAAAAGCTAATACATTTGTAGGAGCAATATGAGAACCTGCTACACCACTTACATCTCCTTGAGTTACATTAGCACGTTGCTCTAACATAAATGAAGGAATACCTAATCCATTGATAGTTCTACCTGCACTTCTAGCTTCGTTTTGAGCTTCTTCGTGCATTTCTTTTTCAATACCTGAAAGGTTGTTGTTCATAGAACCTTGAATAGCTTTGAAGAAAGAATACTCACGAACTTCTTTTGGCTCTACTGAAGGAGTAGAAGTTACATTAGAAGCTATCTCAGCGTTCAATTTTTCTTGACGTTCAACTACCTCAATGTCTTTAGCTAGTTTGTCAATGTTATTCATCATACCATCGTATGAAGTTTGCTCGTCAGCACTAAAGTCACGAGACTCTTCCTTTGCCAAGTTTAATAAAGCATCAGCTTTTCCGATAAGCTCTGCTCTGTCTTGACGAATTTCAATCGAATTTTTCATATTCGTTTTTTTAATTTTAATTCGTTACTTAATAAATTTAACTTTGAATCATCAAATGATTCCTCAACCTTTTGCTCCACTTCTTCAACTTGAGGGGTTTCTTCTATAGTCGCTTCTGTTTCAAAAGCTTCTTTAGAACGAAGGGCAACATCTGTGTTGGCATAAGCACCTACACCGACTATAGACACGTCAACAAGTCGACCAATTTTATTAATTTGTCTTCTTGCAACATTTCCATCTTTACTCCACTCATCATCCTCTACTGTAAAAGCAAATGAAGATTCATAAAGTAAACCTCGTTTCATTAATTCTGCTACATCTTTACCAGTTGTTGTATTAGGTAAAGTAGCATCGTATCGTAAACCTCTTTCATCAATAGATAGTTTTAAAGTACCACCCATATTTCTATCCAATATTAAGTTTGGATCGTGATTGAAAGTTAAGATTACATTATCTTCTAAGCGACCATCAAAAGCTCGTTTAGAAATCGTTTCTCTAAAGCCTAAATCTCTACTATCCGTATCGAACAAGGCAGCATAACCACT